TAAACAAGGGGCTATGTCAAGCAAATTCTTTAAAATTATTAACAATAACGGCATGTTACCTATATATTGTGCATAAGGGAATAATCATACACAATATATAGGACCATATATAAAAGGATGTAATAATGGCTATAAAAGGCCGCAAACCAAAACCAAAAGCACTAAGGATATTACAGGGCAACGCTGGAAAAAGGCCATTGCCTGAAAATATCCCAGAGCCCGATGTTTCAATACCTAAGCCGCCTAATTTTTTAACAAAGGATGCAAAAAAAGAATGGAAGCGAGTTGCTCCATTGTTGGAAATAATGGGCGTACTTGCAGAGATTGACATGGGTGTTCTGGCTATATATTGCCAGTCTTTCGCTCATTGGAAAAGTGCAGAAGAATGGATTGCGGAGAATGGTTCTACATTCATCATAAGGGACAAAGATGGACAGGTTAAATATATTCAACAGGTTCCACATGTTTCACTTTCCAAACAAGCCAGAGCAGATATGTTAAAGGCTGGTGCAGAATTTGGGATGACGCCATCTTCAAGGTCAAGAATTACAGTAACAAAAAAAGACGGAGAGGGTAAATCCCCATGGTCGAAAATATCTAATGGCTAAACCATATCCACATGTCAAAATTGCAAATCAATACGCCCGTAATGTTATAGCTAAAAAAATCAAGGCTTGCAAGTGGGTTATCCTGGCCTGCGAGCGTCACATAAAAGACTTGGGCCGCATCCGTGACCGCACTTTCAAATTTGAACTCGACAAAGATAAGGCAGAGAGAATATGCGATTTTATAGAGCTTCTACCCCACATCAAGGGCGAATGGGCAAAAATAGTTCCAGGCGACCCAACTGCCCATTTAATCAATCTGGAACCATGGCAGGTGTTTATCCTTGTCAGCGTTTTTGGATGGGTTCACAAGGAAACGGGGTTCAGGAAATACAAGACGGTTTATATCGAGGTTCCCCGCAAGAACGCCAAATCAACGATAACATCGGGCGTGGGCCTTTTTATGCTAACGGCAGACGGGGAGCAGGGCGCAGAATGTTACAGCGCGGCGACAACGCGGGACCAGGCCAAAATAGTTTTTAAAGATGCACAGGCCATGTCAAGGAAGTCTCCTGAGTTTCGGGAGCATTTCGGGCTTGCAGTTCAGGCACACAATCTAAACGTGTTAAAAACGGCATCTATGTTTGAGGCATTATCCGCAGATTCTAACACCCTTGACGGCCTCAACATCCACTTTGCAGGCATTGACGAACTACACGCCCACAAGACAAGGGAAGTCTTTGATGTCCTTGAAACAGGCACAGGCGCGCGTAGACAGCCTCTTTTATGGTGCATCACGACAGCCGGTTCCAATCGTGCCGGAATATGTTACGAACAGCGAACATATTTGACAAAGATTTTGCAAGGCGTGTCTGATGATGAGAGCTATTTTGGAGTTATTTACACGATTGATGATGATGATGACTGGGCCGATCCTGAGTGTTGGGAAAAAGCCAACCCGAATTATGGCGTATCTGTAAAACCTGATGATATTGCTCGGACATGCTACAAAGCCCTTCAGATGCCGTCCGCACAGAATAACTTTCTTACAAAGCGCCTTAATGTATGGGTAAATGCTGATACGTCTTGGATGGACATGCGAAAATGGGACCAATGCGCCGACCCTGCCTTAGTTATTGATGATTTTATCGGAGATCGTGCCTGGATTGCGCTTGATCTTGCTTCAAAGGTTGATTTGGCAGTCAAGGTTACAATTTTTGAACGTGATGGACATTATTACAGTTTTTTAAAATCTTACTTGCCAGAAGACACCGCAGAAAATGGCTCAAACTCGCAATACTCAGGATGGGCTATTGATGGCCGCTTAATAACAACTCCTGGCAATGTGATTGATTATGATTACATCAAAACTGATTTACGGGATGATGTTTCCAAGTTTGAGATTGCCGCAGTTCCTTATGACCCTTTTCAGGCCACACAGCTATCGGTTGAGCTTTTACAAGAGGGTTTCCCCATGGTTGAGGTCAGGCCGACAGTTTTAAACTTCTCTGAGGCCATGAAAGAGCTTGAGGCGTTGGTTTTGTCAAAAAGATGGCATCACGATGCCGACCCGGTTATGACCTGGATGATTTCAAACGTGGTTTGCCACCGTGACGCCAAAGATAACATCTATCCACGAAAAGAACGTGAAGAAAACAAGATTGACGGCGTTGTTGCTACTATAATGGCTCTGAGTGCGTTATTTAAAGAATTAAACCATGAAAGCGTTTATAATGAACGTGGATTGGCGGTTATATGACAAGTTTTAAGTGACTAAAATAAAGAATGTCATAATTTTAACTTATTTAATCTTTTCCTCCTGTTTTATTCCAGTTTTTCTTCTTTTTATTATGTTTTTAGAACACCACAGAGACAAAACCATTGATAGAAAAGCTTAGAAGTCAAATCGGCGCGGCTGAAATTCTTGCCACCTCTGGCCTTGGCATGGTTGGAGTTGGTGTATGGATGTGGAAACCGCACGTTTCGCTAATTACGGTAGGCGCGATTTTGTTGATTCTTGGCGTCATAGGACGAAAATAATCTATGGGTTTCCTTGGAAATTTGATCGAAAGACGCTCGCATCCGTCAAATCCGTCTGATTGGTTATTGAGAATGTCGGGCGGTGATGAATCGGCAGCTGGAATGACCGTAAATGAGCAAACAGCTTTAACAATGACGGCTGTGTGGGCCTGTATTCGCATATTGTCTGAAAACCCTGCGGCCCTGCCATTGCAATTATTTAAAAGAACCGAAAACGGCAAGGAAAAAGCAGACGACAAACCTTTGTATGACGTTGTTCACGCAAAACCCAATTCTGAAATGGCGTCCATGAATTACCGCGAAACATCCATGGCCCACATGGTCGGTTATGGTGACTGGTATTCTAATATAGTGCGAAATAACGCCGGTGATGTCATAGAGCTTTGGCCTTTGCGTCCTGATAAGATGGAGGTCAAACGTGTTGGCGGTGAACTTCGATATAGGTACACCCTGCCAAGTGGTAAGGAAATTGTTTTGCCAAGACGTGAGGTTTTGCACATCCCCGGGCTGTCTTTTGATGGAGTCCATGGATATACGCCAATTTCAAAAGCCCGTGACGCTATCGGCCTTGGACTTGCCACACAAGAACATGGTGCAAGGTTTTTTGGCAATGGCGCACGGCCAGGAATAATTCTTGAACATCCCAATAGGCTTGATGACAAGGCAGTTTCGCGGCTCAAAGAATCATGGTCAAAAACATACGGCGGACTTACAAATTCACACCGAATGGCTGTGCTTGAAGAGGGTATGACGCTCAAGCAGTTTGGTATTCCAAATAATGACGCACAATTTCTTGAAACACGCAAGTTTCAGGTGGTTGAGATCGCAAGATTTTTCAACGTGCCCCCACACATGATTCAGGATTTAGAACGGGCTACCTTTTCCAATATTGAAGAATCTAGTCTTAATTTTGTCAAGTTTTGCCTTGCTCCATGGTTGGTCCGGGTTGAGCAAAACCTAAACTTGCAACTCCTGACAGACAAACAACGTAAAAGATATTTCTTTGAGCATAATGTTGATGGCCTGCTCCGTGGAGACTTCAAATCCAGGTATGAAGGTTATTCGGTTGGTAGAAGTGGCGGCTGGTTGTCTGTAAATGATATCCTTAGAAAAGAAAACATGAACGCTATCGAGGACGGCGACACATATTTAGTGCCAATGAATATGGTTCCGGCTGATAGGCTTGACGAGGTTGTTGATAAGCAGATTGAAAGTGACAAAGAACCTGGCGGCGTTGGTGACACACCTAAAAGCCTGCGCTCCGGCGCCGAACGCAAATACGTTAAACCACCAGAGGGCCGGGACCGGATTAGGGCCGCATTTATCCCGTTGTTTGCCGATGCTGCAACACGCATTGTCAACATGGAGTCAAACGCAGTTGCTAAGGCCACAAAAAAGCACCTAAGAAGCCAAGTAACTTTTGAAAAATGGCTTGATGATTTTTACGGCGGTGACTTCCCAGAAAAGATAAGAAATATCATGGGTCCGGTTTTTCGTGCCTACGCCTCACAAATCCAGACAGAAGCGTTTTCAGAGATTAGCGAAACTCCAGAAATTACGCCTGAATTAAACGCCTTGGTTGATGATTATATAGACGGATATGTGAATAGGCACACAAGTTCATCCGTCAACCAGATTAACGCCTTAATTCGAGACAACAAAGAAGATGCTCAGGCCGAAATTGAAACAAGGGTGTCTGAGTGGAAAGAAACCAGGGCCGAAAAGATAAGCACCAGGGAAACAGAGCGAGAAAGCAATGCTGTTGCTCAAGCCGTGTTTTGGGGTGCTGGACTCCAAACATTTTGGCGCATACGTGGCCCAAAGACTTGCCCTTATTGCAAAGAGCTTGACGGGCGCAGCATAAAGTCAGGCGGTGCATTTTTAGAAGCTGGAACAGAGTTTGAACCTGCCGCAGCCAAAGACGGACCTATGATTATTCGCGGATTAAAAAAGCACCCGCCCCTACATAAGGGATGTGACTGTTTTATATCTTCAAAATAAACGAGGCAAAAATGAAAAATAAAAAAGAGGTAAGAACACTTGAAATTGATGCAACAGAATTGCGAACTATTCGTGCGGATGGCGAAGCGGCAAAGATTACAGGTTACGCGGCAGTTTTTAACAAGCTGTCTGAAAACCTTGGCGGTTTCAGGGAAAAAATAAAACCTGGCGCATTCAAGGACTCCATTAAAGATGGTGACGTCAGGGCGTTGTGGAACCATGATAGCAACTTTGTCCTTGGGCGCACAAAGTCGGGCACACTTGATTTAAAAGAGGACAATCGCGGCCTTTTAATGACAGTAACGCCTCCTGACACGCAATGGGCCAGAGACCTTTTAGTTTCCATAGAGCGCGGCGATGTTACGCAACAGTCTTTTGGATTTCGCACCCTGGACGACAAATGGGAAGTCAAAGATGATGAAGATATCAGAACACTTTTAAAGGTTGACGTTTTTGATGTCTCTCCGGTGACATATCCTGCATATCCAGACACAACGGTCGCCACACGCTCATTAGACGAGTGGCGCGAAGATATAAAGAAAAAAGAACTTGAATCCGGCACATCCGATGATGAACCGGACCCGAACAAACCACCGAAGCCAACGCATCGTGAGGTTAATCGGATAAGGCGGCTATCACTTTTGGAAAAAACACAAAAAACGGAGTAAAAACAGTGTTAATATCTGACATGAAGGAAAAACAGGCCAAGTTGGTCACTGATATGCGAGAGTTAAATGACCTCGCAGGCAAAGAAGACCGTGCCATGACTGACGATGAGAGCGAAAAATACAACAAAATGGAAGCTGACTTTGATGTGATTGGCAAAGATGTTGCTGACGCTGAAAAAGCCGATGCAGCCAAAGCAGCCAGAAACGCCAAGCTTGAAGAGCGTGAGGCATGGCTTGCCGACCCTGCGAACCAGGCAATTAAGCCAGGTGCAGGCGATGACGGCGATGACGGAAAAGAAAACCGCAAAACTGGCAGGGCATCAGATGATTACAGGGATGCTTTTTCTCAGTTCCTCATAGGTGGGCGGCGTGACCTAAACGATGGCCAATTGAGGACGTTGCAGGCCGATTCCGACACACAGGGCGGGTTTACTGTTGCCACTAAGTTTATAGCCGACTTGATTATGGAACTCGACAATATGGTTTTCGTGCGCCCACACGCAACCGTTATTCCATTGAAGAAGGCCGCAAGCGTTGGTTATCCAGCCCTTGATAATGACCCCGCCGATCCTATTTGGACCGCAGAAATTAAAACCGGCGATGAAGATTCGACCATGAGTTTTGATGCCCGTTCATTAACGCCACATCCTTTGGCAAAACGTATCAAGGTTTCAAAAGACTTTATCCAGGTTTCAAGTATTGGTATTGATGCTCTTGTCCGTTCCAGGCTTGCGTATAAGTTTGGCACTGTCGAGGAAAATGCCTTTCTTAATGGTGATGGCGTCAATAAGCCACTGGGTGTTTTCACCGCAAGCAATAACGGTATTTCAACAAGTCGTGATGTGGCAACAAACAACACAATAACCGCCATTAAGGCTGATGGCCTTGTGGATGCTATCTACGCACTTAAGGCTCAGTATCGTGTCGGCTGTCGTTGGGCTTTCCATCGTGATGCAGTCAAAATGATCCGTAAACTCAAAGACGGAAATGGTCAGTACCTCTGGCAGATGGGCCTGCAAGCTGGCGAGCCTGCTTCCATTCTTGGTTATCCCCTGGATGAGTCCGAATATGTCCCTAACACTTTCACAACCGGCCTCTATGTTGGCATATTGGCAGATTGGAAACAGTATTGGATAGTCGATGCTCTAGACATGTTGATTCAGGTTTTGGAAGAACTCTACGCGGAAACAAACCAAAACGGCTACATCGGACGCAAAAAAACAGATGGCATGCCAGTTGATGAAAACGCCTTTGTTCGTGTGACTTTGGCATAATAGGAGGTTTTAAAATGAATTTGATTGAAAACGTGGATATCATATCCGCATTAACTGCCGTTGCAGAATCAACCGCAGTAAATAGCCAACGTATTGACCTTGAGGGGTGTGATGGCGTCATGTGGATTGTGTGTGGCTCTACAACCTTTGCGGCTGCCGCCTTGACCGTGACTCCGCAGATGTCAACCGCTTCGACTTCTACATTGACCAGTGCAAGCGGCACACTGTCAACCACAAAGTTTGTGGCCGGAACCAACAACCGCATTGCAGTTATTGACTGCGTTAAACCAACCGAGCGCTATATGCGAATCGCAATCACAGGTTCAAGCTCTGGTAATGTCAACAACATCCTGGCAATAAAGTATAATTTGCGGCGTCCTGGCTCTACTGAGCTTCAGGACTCGGCCACCATTGCCGGTTCCACTATGATTATTTCTCCATCTTCCTCTTAATCCGTGCGCGGTGGTCGTTAATTCGGCCACCGCAACCCCAAGGAGCATGTCATGTCAGATTACAATGCAGTAATATATGACGAGCAGGGAAGCACGAAGCGGGTGTATGAATCTGGTGGAGAGCTTGAAATGCAGTCCGGTTCTTTATTTGATCAACAGTCCGGTTCGTCAATGACCCTCGCCGGAACAGTTAATGTCTCTGGCACTTTGAAAAATTCAAAAATTGAAACCCTATCCACGGCGTTTACGGTTGCAAACTATGGTCTGTCTGTTTTGGCCGCTACCGCTGCCGCAACATTCACACTGGACGCACCTGTC